TATATGCCTCTTCTTGATTATTAATTGCTTCTGTTTGGTCATTATAGGCCGATTCCCATTTTTTTGCTTCACCAGCCATAATAATATCTGCTTTTTTCTTCAAGATTAAATCATCTGTTGTGCTTGATAGGTCTTGTAAACTGTCTATGATATTATTGTTCATATCATATTCAGTTCCCAATGCCTCGTTTAATTCATTTAGTATAAATTGTGCTCTGTCTTTATCAGAATCCTTAACCCTTCCATTTTCATCAGTAATTTTTATCAGTTCATCTTTAAGTTTTTTTATTCTATCAAGATGTGCTAGTTCAGTACCTGTTGAATCATCTATACTTTTAATCCAATTGTCCTGAGCATCTTTTGCATTTTGAACTTTTTCTCCAAATTCTCTCATTTCTCGCTCTGCTTCATATTGCTTTTGAGAAAAATATGCATATGCACCTGCAGCTGCTAACACTGCCGCCGTTGCTAATCCTGCTGGACTTATTAACTTACTTAAAAATCCTGCTAATCCATTAACAGATTCTGAACCACTTACGACAGTTCCTCTCATTACACCTACGGCCTGAGTAAATGTTCCCACACCCTTTATTACTTTACCTCCCGTAGATATAAACTTTCCTACTATTGTTAGTAATGGACCTGCAGCAGCCACAATCCCTCCAATTTTTAAAATTGTATTTACTTGACCATCATTCAATTTATCTATTCTTTTTGTTACTTTTTCAATAAAATTTGTTCCTTTATCTATTACTGGTAATAATTTATTACCAACAGTAATGAATAAATCTTTTACTTTGTTTGTTGCAATTTTTATTTTAGAACTTACAGTTTCGTATCTTTTGTTTGCTTCGTTCGTGAGCGCAGTATTATCCTCCCATGCTTTATTACCTCTTTTTATTGCATCATTAAATAAATCTCCTGCATTTGCAGCTCTTAAAAGTGCATCTCTCAATCTAACTTCAGTTAGACCCATTTCAGTTAACATTGTTACTGCACTATCGCCTTTAGATTCTGCATCTCCTAATCCTTTAATAAAATCAGTAAGGGCCCCTGCAGCATCTTCTTTCCACTGTTTCTTAAATTCAGATGTAGATTTTCCAGATATTTTAGCAAAATTTTCAAGATCAACACCAGCATTAACAATATTTTTTAACTGAGTCGTAGTCATATCTAGAGAACCAGCTAATTCTTTAAAACCTTTTGTATCATTTGTTGACATCAATTGTAATTCATGTAAGCTTTTCCCTGTTTTCTTTGTAACATCTTCCAATTTTGTACTACTAATCTCAACAGCATTCTGCATTTTAATCATCGCTTTTGATATTGCAGAACCACCCATTTCCGCTTCAATACCAACAGAGCTTAGAGCAGTTGCTAGTCCTAATACTCTACCTTCGGATAATCCAACTTGCTTTCCTGCACCTGCAAGCCTCATAGCCATTTCAACTATATCCGCTTCTGTTGTTGCAAAGTGGTTACCTAGATCTACTATTGTGCTTCCAAGCTTATCAAAATCTGTTTGTGACATGTTCATGATATTTGCAAATTTTGCTAATTGAGATGCTGCCTGTTCTGCAGTAAGATTTGTTGCATTTCCCAAATCAATCATAGTTCTGGTGAAACCTAAAATATTATCAGTTTCAATTCCTAGTTGTCCTGCTGCCTCTGCTACAGCTGCAATTTCTGTTGTTGTGGAAGGTATTTCTTTTGCCATATCTCTTATGCCTTGTTTAAGCTTTTGCATTTGCTCTTCAGTTCCATCAACAGTCTTTTCAACTCCTGTGAAAGCATCTTCAAAATCTATTGCACTTTTTCCTGCATAAACCATTGCGGCTACAGACATAGCAGAAAAGGCAGAGATTTCTTTCCCTGCCTTTTCTGTTTTTTTACCAACTTTTTCAATTTTTTCTCCAGTTTCTTCTAATTTTTTTCCGAAACTAGTTAATTCTTTCTGACATTCATCTAATCTATTTTTATAATCTAATAGTTTAGTTTCTGCTTTTAGTAATTCATTTCTTTTACTTTTTATAGCTTTTTCATTTTTATTTTCCGCATTTTCTAATTCAGCTAACTGCATTTTTAAGATGTTAACTTTATCAGATTGCGTCTCATATGCACTTGTGAGATATTCTTGCTCTGCTTTTAATTTCTGAGTACTACTTGTTGTTTTATCCCATTGTGCCTGTGTCAATTTAAATTGATTGTAATTTTTATTCAGCTCAAGATTAACATCTTGCAGAGTCTTTTTAAAATCTACAGCACCTTCTTGAGTAAATATAAGTCCTACTCTTTTTAAATCATTTGACATCTTTTTTCAACTCCTTGTGCCAGTTTGCAAGAACTAGATGAGTTGAATCTTTTACATCTTATGATTGTGGATATTATCTTCCACCTGGTTACTACCATTTTCTGGTATATTATTTATTACAAAATCAGCAATTTTTGTAACATCTTCTATCTTCACAAGTCGCACCGCTTGTCTATATGTGAGTGGCTTATCGTAATTCGATGCGATTAAAGCATATATAAGCTGATTTGCAGCATACATGGTTTTGGTATATCCATTTACATCTTTTACGCCTTTTGCATCCTTTTTTAGTTGTTCCACACCACCATCATAATCTTCTAAGTATTCCAATATAAGTGGTGTCACTTCTAAAAATAATTTTTCTCCATTTTTTAATTCTATTTCCATCGTATATTCCTCCCGAATATATAAAAAAGGCTCTATGTAGAGCCTTTTTTATGCACCTTGTTCATTTTCATTATTCTCTTCAGCCGGTGTTATTGCAGCAGTTAAATCTTCAGCACTAGATATAACTGAATCAAAGAATTTTTCTTCTGTCAATCCTTCAGGATATTTTGATGTTTCACTATCTACATAAGTTTTCTTATTATTTTTTCCATCAAAATCAAATGCTCTTATTGTAACTGTATCATTTTGCTCAGAAAAAGACTCTTCTGATGTACCTATGTCATCAGTATTTTCTACTAACTGACATTTAGGGAACCATTCCATTCTGATTCCTCCACCAACTTTATTTACAACTTTTCCATACGCGAAAAATGGTCTTTTGCTTGCAGCACCAGATAACATTAATCCATTATCAGCAGAAGTATCGTCTCCTCTCATTCTTGCTAAATCTTCAGGATCAAAAGCAACTACTTCAACTGCCATATCAATAGAGTCTGATTGATTAACAACTTCATAGTCTTTTCCAGACGCTTTAACTGTTGTAGATTCTGCATTTTCAGTTGTACCAATATTCTTAACATTGGCGCACTGTATAGTTCCCTCGTAATCTCCTTTTTTAAAGTCTCCTTTTTCAGTCATATTATTAAATGCGTAATACATATCTCCTACTGATTGTTTAATCATAGGTTTCTTTTTTGTTGTAGCCATAATTCATTCATTCCTTTCATCTTAAAATTAATAAAAAAGCTTACATTACCAGGTTTGTAATCCTAGTTTTGTAAGCATTAATTTATAATATTTTTCTTTATTCTTATCCCACAAAGGATACATATGTGGCCTTGCATCCATTTTTTTAGTTCCAAGCTCTACCATTCGACCATAGTATTTCCCCCAACCAACAACTATTTCTTTATCGTTTGAATCTATGGCAAATGAATCAATCAAATGCGTATAGCCACTTTTTCTTATGTGTGATATTGGTTTTGCTAATTTATTTAAATCATTTAAGAATGCTTCTGCTCCATCATTTAGAATCTCCATGCTGTTTTCAGCACCTTTCATGTAAAATTCTAATTGTTCAGCCAAAGCACTAAAACCTTCATATCCATCTGTTACACTTGTAGTTCCACCATGTTGCCTATTTAAATTTTTTAAACTACTCAATGTTCTCTAACACCTCAATAGCAAAAAAAGAATGCCATCTCCTAGAATCTATATCATACTCGTGTTGTATTTGTGGATGTAATCCTTGCTCTGATAATTCTTTCTTTAAATCTAATAAAGCTGTACATCTAGGTAACTCACTAATAACAGATATTTGATATGTTACTTTCGTGTTATATTCTTCTCCACTCGCAGTCAAAGAATCCCATAAGTATTCCCAAAAATGAATTCGTACTTCATCTTCAATTTCTTCATCTTTTGGAACTCCTTCTGTAACTGGTACCTTTAAAGATTTCAATAAATTAACTAATTCTTCTTTAGTCATCATTTTGTATCACATCCTTTTCAAATTTTGCTCTAGGATATTCCTCAAGCGTTAAATCGCTCTGCTTAAAACCATCTTTATTAGTAAAATGGTATGCATTAAATACTTTATGGTATTTGCCATTAATCTCCACAACACATAGTGAGTCTATCTCTTTTAGTTGTGGTATTCGTATTTTATAGGTTATTTTCTTTTTTCTTTCTTCAGCATCAAATTTCAATTTGTCTGTTAAAGATAATTCTTCAAACCAGATTTCATTGTAATTGATGCCTGTATTTTTAGAATCTTCAAATTCTACTAAATACTCTATTGGATATGCTGTGCCTTCTTTTTCTTTTTGTTTAATTTGATAAAGTTTTAAATATCCATCATTATATGTCGGCAGGTTTGTAATATCTTGCTTGAAGATCACTACGTTCTCCTTCATATAAACTAAAGAACTCTGCTAATCTTTTATATCTATCATAAAAAACATAAGTTTTTAGCAATTTTCTCGCATCTAAATCTTTATCATAATCAATATTTGCACCAGCATAGTGGTTTAAATTGTATTCAGCATCTTTTATATAACCTTTTAAAGCTTCATCACTTTCAATTGGATGTTGCTCATAACGAATTTCTTTTAATATTGCTGCCTTTGTTTCATTTTCCATCAACAGCACCTCTATTCTTTATTTTTTTCTACTTTTTGAATCAACACTTCTTTTAGTTTATTATTTTCTGAAGACAATTCCTTAATTCTTTCTTCAGATACTTCTAACCCTGCTCTAGGATATGGATCGCCTTTTTTGTATTCATACTTGCTATCCTGTAAATCAACCCATGGCTTTTCTCTGATACTTATGTATGAATCCTTTTCCTTTATTTCTACCATTTCATCAACAATGATATTACTTTTCTTTTTAGGCATTCTGTATCATCTCCTTTCATAAAAATAGGAGCTTATATTAAGCCCCTATTGTTCATCACCCCATACAGCGTATAATGTTGTGTCAGCCTCAGGTGTATATGGAGATGTTACTGTTGGATTTTGAGCACTGCTTGATTTTGCCCAACCCTTGAATTCTTTACCTTCTGGAGCAGTTAAGCCTGTTCCATCAGATAATGTTACAGATTCTCCTTCATCAACCTCAACTGAA